AACTGTAATGTTTGCATCATTGTCTTCATTACGAATATAAAAAATATTATTTGCTGTGTCATACCAAAACTGATTTGCAAAGGTTGTGCTTGGTGCTGATGTACCACTTGAATTACTACCTAATGCTTTCAGAGCAAGGTTTAAATCACTCCTAGTATTTGGAAAGGTTTGGTTTGCAATATCTAAATCATGTTGTGACATATAACTTCCGTGTTAATTTTAACCCAATATAACAGATTAATTAAGCCGATTCCACATATCCATAACCTTTTGCCACATAGCCAAAATCTTTAGTTATAGCTGTTCCTGTTCCTGCTCCTTGATAAAAGGTAATTGTGAATCCTGTTGCTGACTTGCTTGTTATTACATAATGTTCATTTTGGTTTAAGTCATCAATTTGAATACCTAAACCCTGTAATGATTTGAATGCAGGTGAAAATGAAATAACTTTTGAACTTGCTCCTGATGTAACATCATCTTCTGCAATAGTCCTATCAGGCATATCTACTGTTGCAGATAGTTCATAGATAGCAGGTGATGCTGTTTTATTTGTTGTTGTTAATAATGCTCTGAGTTTTATATATCTTGCTCTGTAATCTCCAACAACATAAGTACGATAAGATTCATAAGTTGAGCCATCTGTTGATGTGCTTATTTGTAACTCTACATTAACATCATTATGTTCAGTGGATGCCCCATCAAAATTACCTGCCTGAGAATCAAAGTTACCATCGAAAGAATCAAATAAATTAGCAAAATCATATCTGTTATATTTACAAGTAAATATTACACGACTGTTGTATATACCACCTAAATCGAATATAGGAAAATCATATGTACCATCTAAATTAAATCCTGTTGCACCACCATCATCGAATAGACCTGTATTGTCATCAAAGTTTCCGATACCACTATCAAATACTCTGCCCTCAACAATTTCTAAATATTTAACACTATCTCTTGTAACTACTTCTGTTTCTGATTTTGTGCCTGTAAAGTTTGGTGATTCAGTAGATGTTGCTACAACATTAAAATCTCTACTAATAGCATTAAGTATTATTGTTGTTTTAGCAGAGTTGTCACTTTCAATACCCAATACATCAATAGCTTTAATCATGTACGTTCCTGTCTGTGCAGGTAATACAATACTATTGGCAGGTTTACCAATCTTTTGAGCTACTACTAAACCCTCCTCAAATTTAGTTGAAGATGTTAAAGGTGTATGTCTAATAATGTAATGTGATAAATCCAAATCGGTTATAGGTGTCCAATTAAGATGAACAACATCACCAACAACATTACTAGAAAAATTTGTTACATCAGATGGTGGTGCAGTTTTACCTATTACTTCATGAGTAGTTGTAGTAAATGATGAATGAACATTTAAACCATTTATTGACCTTGCTCTTACATTATAAATAGCACCATCTTCTGCATTTACTAATTCAAATATATTACCTTTACTTCTACCCAAAGTAATAAAATCACTTCCTACTTCGTTAGTGTTTTGTGCTTGTACTTCAAACTCATTAGTTGTTCCCTGATTACTAGAGCAAACTACTTTCATAACTGTTATTGGTGTTTCTGCATATAATCTTAATTCATCTGTTACAACCATAGCAGGAGGTGTAACATCTTGGGGTGACGGTAATGTTGTATTATCTAAAGCGAAAGCAGATTCTTCTGCGTTCCAATCGTAAACTGATGAAGATGTTTCGTTAAGTATTATTGTTATTGTTGGTGTGTTGTCATTACTAAAACTCCATTCAGCAACTTCAAAAACTTTACTAGAAAATCCTAATCTTGTATTTGTTACTGCAACAGTATCTCCCACCTGTAATTTGAAACCAGTCATTTTTATTTGTGCAGATAAAACTATTTGTTGTCTATTTTTAAATAAACTAATCTTTGCAATTCTCTGACATGTAGCACTCGATGTTGTGAAAGGTAAATTTATATTTGCATAAATACTTTCACCATCTGCATCGGTAAATGTACTGCTTGTAACTATTGGGTAATCAGATGGTTGCCATTCAGTTTCTTCTGACCTGAATACACCTTTGACTGTATTGAATAAATCTTTTCTTGAACGTTTAGATTCTATTGCTATTGGTGATACGAAATCATCGTCTGTTAAAGTTATGCTTGGTGAAACATACTGACCACCTTTTAAAATAAACTTACCATTAGAATATGATAGAACACCTAAACAACTTGTTAAAATATTGTTTAATATTTCCATTGGGGTGTTGTTGGAGAAAACAATACCATTACATGTATATCTTTTCTCAGTTCCACCACCAACTTTAGTTACATTTTCATCACATAAATTTGCCATTGTTGTAAATGATGTTGTATCAATATTGTCTGTGCTAATTCCTAAACCTAGTTTTGTATCAGTTAAGTAGTCATAAATACATAATGCAGGATTACTAGAATGAGCTGTACTACCTGTTCTAAAATCTAAAACTTTTTTACCTTTGATTTCTGCACTTACATTTGGGAGACCATTTGGAAACATATCAGCATCGTAATCTAATTGTGCATAGATATATGATATCCCTCTTAACCTATGTTCGTCTGTCCAATGAGAAACTTGTGTAACTAAATCTTGGTCGGCTAATTGGTCATCGCTACCAAGATGTAATTTGAATTCAACAGCTTGTCTAGTATAAAAAATTGATAAAGGTAAATTTGGAAAATCTGATTCTTTAACATACTTATCAGGAGATGTAATTCTATTTCTAGCGATACCATTTGCATCATTACCTATTGCTTCTAATGTTAACGCTTCGTTATCGAAATATACTTTATCTACAGATTGTATTTCATGTGATGCTAACTCAATTAGTAGATGTAATCTTTTGTTATTGTTTGTTGCTTCCATAAATAAAATAGACCCTGATTTTTTTGTAGAGCCATAAACAGTTTCCCTAGTAGTGACAGGTTGTTTCTGCATCAAGTTTGTGTTCGACAATTGTTGACGATATGCACTTGCATCAAGAGACGGCATATCAGGTGTAGGTGCTAATGCTGTTGCACCTGCTACCATTACAGCACCAGTTAATATCATCGCAGGGTTTCCTACTAAAATACCAACTGTTATTACAGCTTGACCTACTGCACCTAATGCAGATGAGATTGCACTACCCATCAGTAGAACTCCTTAGTTAATAAATATGAAATTTTTTTTATGTTCAAATCTTTATCCATTCTTAAATAATTTACTTTTTTATTTTTACCTATCTTATCAGTAAAATATTTCTTGCCCCATTCTACGATTGATTTAACATCATTCATAGATAAAACATCAACAAGCCAAACAATGTTACCAGACTTCCAATTATTTACTTTACCAGTTTTCATGTAATGTTCTTCGTTAAGTTCATCTAGATATGCCCATGATATAAAACCCGACATTCTATTTTCTTTATAAAAATATTTATATTGCTTCAGAGAAAAAGGTGTAGATAAATAATCAAACAATTCTTCTCTTGTGTTTTCTTTGTATCTATTAAATGAATGATAAAAATTAACTGTGTCGTTAATAAGTTTCAATCTTTGATGTATTGAATTCATTCTTAATAAGAATATAGTATTCCTGCAAACAAAAATACTAATCCAAATCCATTTACAAAAACTAGAGCATAATCTTTAGTTTTTATTCCTACAACTAACCATCCAATAACTCCTACAAATTGAATATAAATATTTAATGGATATATATTAAAGGATGTTAAAACCAATCCTAAAGATAAAATAATAGAAGAAACCCATTTAAGTTTTTTCATAAGACATTAACCACCACCCCAATTGATACTCTTGTCTTGCAATGAGTCAATAAATTCTAAACCTTTATCATCTGTAAAAAATTCTTTTTGGTCTTGGTCTGTGTAACGTCTTTCTACAGGTCGTTCTAAAATAATTAATTTATTTTCTACTGTAATAGCAACTACAGTTCCATCACCATCTTCATTGATACTCATAGTGTCTATAAAACCCTCAAAAGTTTGATAAGGTGTATCAACTACTTGGGTTTCATTTGATACGGTGGCTACGACTCCAAAAAATACTTTAACTACTTTACCTTGAGAATCTTCTGTTAGTGCTGAAGAAATAATACTGTTGTCTAAACCTGATAAAGAAATACTAATACCATTTGCTCTTATGTCTGCTGATTCATCAACTGCACTTATACCTAATAAATTACCTGATGGAAAATAAGTAACACCACCAAAAGTTATTTCATTGTAACCAGTCCAGATATTTAGTGGGTCAGTATAATTTATAGAAACAGCAAAAAAAGGTTGTAACTCTGAGCTGTCAAGTTGTGCTTGAAAGTCTGTTCCTATAGAACGTGTCATTTTTTAATTGTCTTTTTTCTTTTTACTTTTGTTACAGGTTTTGCTTTTGTTTTTGTTTCAGTTGGCTCTACGGTTTTAATTTCCATAGCTTGACCCTCTGCTACAAATACACTTGCTAAATCTTCTTGCCATTTATCATTACACTCAACGTGTTCATCTTTTTTATAAATCTTTGTTGCGTTGCCACTTTCGTTTGCAGTACCACACGCATCTATCAACATTTTAATTTTCACTTTGCACCTCTAATTCATACATTTTTTCAACAACTTGTTCCCAAGATATCGGATTACTTTCCCATTCAATACCACCATATAAAAAGTCAATACGACCCTCTAGATTTCCTTTGATACGAAACTTCGCATCTTTGTCAATCTTGTAGATAGCTTTTATTATAGCCATCTCTTTATTTGAATATGGTGTATTCATACACATATCATATCTCTTTAAGTGGTGCAGGACAATGAGCAAACCTGCACCACCAGTCTAGTTAAAGACTAACTAAGCGTCCTCTGAATCCATAGGATTTCCTAAGACTCCTTGTATGCTAATAGGAGTACCATTTGAATGAGTTCCTGTAGCATCAATTTTGACTCTAACGTAACGTTTAGACCCTATGTAACCTATTTGGCTAGTTTGGGGTGTTTCACCGTTAGCATCTAGTGTTAAGAAGATTCCACTACTATCAACACTTCCCTCTGTAACAGAAGTAGATGATGTAACAGCAGAGAATGTAGAATCATCATCAGAATCTTCAAGTATGAAATCAAACTTCACACTACCTGATAATGTATCTCCCTCTATACCACTATTTACGACAAACATTAAGGATTCAAATCCTTTTCTGTCGACTGTTGTACCATTTGCATCAGCAGTAAAAACTTTAGCGTCTTGGCATGTAACAGCTTTTGTTATATTTGAAATATCTCTCATGCTATCCTCCGTTATGCACTAATGTTTTGTAGTCTAATTGCTTCGGGTAGAACTACTGTTCCCCCAACCCTACGTCTTGCAACATATCTAATGTTACCACTTGTAGCTTGTGAGTATGGGTCTCTCATTACTGAAAGATTAACTCTGTCTACGATTGTGTATGCTCTAGAAAAGTCACCGAAAGCGATAGGTTTTGCACTACCACCAATATCAGCCATGTCTGTTGCTAACACATATGGAAATCCAACTATTGTGCTAGGAGCACCATTAACTAGATTTAATCCAACGTGGAATATTTTTTGACCTTCACCATCTTCTAATTGTAGAAGTTTAGCGAACGTTGCACGATTCATTACAAATCTTGAATTACCTAAGTATTCAGATTTAACTGCATATACTAAGTCTAACAAACCATTAGCTGTAAGTGCAGAGCCACTACCTGAATTGGTAGAGCCAACACCTGCAGTAGAATCTGTGAAACCTAAAGGTTGTCCAACACCTGACCCACTTACAAATGCTGTACCCTCTGCTTTACTGAATTGTTCAGAGAATTCAGAAGCCATTTCTGACTCTAAATTAAATGCTGAATCTTCTAGCATAGCTTGTGAGATATCAACTAATGCATACTGTTCGTGTGCATCAATTTGTAATAGACCAGTTGTGTAACCAGTTGTTTCAGAACGGGTGCCAGTTTCTGCAACCCATTGAGCTGAGAACTGTCCAGTTCTTTTTGGAATCTCGATTCCTCTTTTGTTTGTTTGTCTTATTCTTGCAATTGAACGGATAGGAGAAATTTCTGTTACATTTTTAATGATTTCTTCTACATACTCTGTAGGTGCATAAAATCCACCAAGTGTATCGTCTGATTCATAAAGTGCTTTCTTTTCCATTTCATCTACTTCGCCTTTACGCAACCAATCACCAAACGCTTTAACTCTTACATCTACATCTTCTGATTTAACATTAGATGGTCTAGACATAATAGTTTCAAGTGCTTCGATTTTTGATTTAGCATCTTCAAGATTTTTAGATTGAAGTTCAGCAGATTGTTTTACTTCAGCAAGTGAAGCAATTTCTTCTGACATTTTATCAACTTTTTCTTGTAGTAAAGGGTCAGCATGTCCTTTCTTTTCAATTTCGTCTAAACGTTTTTGGTTTTCAGATTTGAATTCTTCAAAACCTTTACCAAGTCCGTCAAGAACTTCTTTGATTTCTTCTGACATTTTTAGTCCTCTTTATTTAAGTGTGTTAATTAAATGCTTAATACTATCAACAACGTCACATTGCTCTTTATTAAAAGATTTATGCAGTATACTCGCACTGTGTTTTGCAACAGAATTAGACATACCTACATCGCATAGATATTTTTCTAACTCTCTTACGTCCATGTTCGCTAATTTTACTTTCGTAACGTTAGCTTTTGGATTCATTGGGAATGTAACCATAGAAATTTCCATAAGGTCAACTTCTTTGATTATTCTGCGTTTGTTTTTATCATCATATTTATAACCATCTGTTTGTAGCCTGTAGCCAATAGACATAGAATTCAATGCACCCTCTTTCATGAGTTCGTAAGTTTCTCGTCCTCTTTGTGTGCCTAAGACTAATTTACCTTTGATGTATAAACCTTTGTTGTCTTCTTCTATAGATTTTATAACACCGATTGGCTCGTCAGTTTTATGTTGATAAAGCAGTTTTATTTGGTTTGGTTTTTTTTCTGATATTGTTTTTTGGAATGAGCCTTTACGAATGACATCATTTCCTAAATCTTTATTATTGAATACAGATGCATAACCCTCGAATGTTCCATCGTCATCTGTTTCTATTTCTTTGTATTCGCATTCTACATCTAGAATGCTTCTAACTTCTTCTAATAACTGTTCCATGTAGCAATCCTTTGCAATGAATTAACATGATTGTATCAACAAAGACTATCTAAGTACAAGAGAATTTAGGTGATAGTAACATAAGGGTCACATTCATTTGGGTCGTTTACGGGCATTCTAGGACGTGTTTTTTTGCGACCTAAAGGTCAGAATCCGTAGAAACTGACCTCATGGGCATTATTCCTATAGAAAATATATATGAAATTAATTGATATTAGTACTGGACAATACGTCATATACCTGTAGAATAATAGGTATAGAAATTGTTAAACAGGAGAAACTAAATGATAACAACAATATTTATAATGAGCTTACCAGTATTTTTTTATACAGCGTATGATTTATTAACAACAAAAATTAAAATATAACTAGGAGTAGAAAAAATGATAAAAGTAAAAGTAAAATATAAAGAGTACGAAAATTTGACATTTGTTGGAACTAAAACAAAAACATTCATACTCGAAATGAATAAAGATGCTTGGAAAAATTTATTTCATTCATATAAAGATAGAATCATAACAATGGCGATACTTAACGATGAACAAAAAATATCTAGAACAGGATTAGGATATAGATTTAAAGAATCTTGTGTTGGAACAAATTACGATATAGAAAAAGTAACTATCGTAAGTGAGTATGATGATAAAAATGGTTATGTGCCTTTATCTAATGCAGATATGATAATTTATAACGGAGCATAAAAAATTAAAATATAATTAGGAGTAGAAAAATGACAATAGCAGAAAAATATAATATCAAAACAACTATAGATGCAGAACGACAAAATTATTATAACGACCTATCTGAACTTGAGTTAGAAAAATTTGTTAGATACGCTAAATTTGGTGGCTGTGAAAAAACTATAGGAAGGTTTATTATAAATCTTTACAACAAAAAGTTTTTAGATAGACCTTATATTAAACTAAATAAATATAACTAGGAGTAGAAAAATGACAATAGCAGAAAAATATAAGATTAGAACAACTTTGAATGTTAAGGCTCAAAGATATTATGATAATCTCTCTGAAGTAAGTCTGTGCAGGTATCTTAGATTTGCACAAGAAAATGGACAAAAAATCAGAGAAAGATTTATTAGAAATCTTTATAATAAAAAGTTTTTAAAATTATTCAAAGAGAGAATGGCTATAACAAATCGAAGATTCGATAACTGCAAATTTATAGACTAAATAAATGAAAGACTTTATGACAAATGACGACCCTCTTTTAGACGAGGAGGGTTGGACAGAATTACTTAGACAAGAACGCAGTTTGAGATGGCGACAAATTAGGTACGGTGTTTTCAAAACTAAAGGTATAGGATATTATGTAGAACAAAGTCCGTATCATGATTCCGAAAATGTTGATACTGAAATATTGCACGACCTTGCTGACCCATCATCATATGAAATGACATTGCATAAACTTCTAAGTGGACATGAAGATATTTATGCATCACCTGCTATGTGTAAAGATGAGCTTTATCGTGCTAATTACGATAATGCTTATTTCAAGATGGAGATTAACAAACGTAGAGGTAGCATTAATAATAAATATAAAAGAAAAGTTAAATTAGCAAAAATCAATATTAAAGATTCTAGAAAACTTAAAAAAGTTCTAATCAAATTAAAAGAAGAACGTGATATGGAATTAAACCAGTTAATCAATCTTCAACTATAGTTTTAATATCATGATAAATAACTGAGCATCTACAGTTAATAACATTCAATGCTCCACCTCGTGGGTCTCCACAATAACTCATCCTAGCTTCTGTAATCCCACCACCTGCTTTCGGTGTGAAGATTATAAAGTCATCATCAATTGCAATAGGCTCACGACCACTCAGATTTTTATGCCAAGGTCTTGCTCTGTCGTCTTGAGAACTAATCCATTCTTTTTTTGGAGATTCTAACAAAAGTCCTTTCGCAGTTTGATATTGTCCGTAGTTCATAGCTTGATGTGTTTCTGTCCTTGCAATCATCTTTGCTCTTGTTTCTGAAAATGTCGAAGATTGTCGGATTGCAAATCCAGTATCTATTTCACTTAATCCATCTTCTATAGATTTCTTTATAACTCTTTTTATATTCTTTTTAGTTGTAGCTGTTACTCTCGTTACATTCTGTGCAGTATTGGCATTGATGTATGCTTTTACGACTGGAGTTACTGGAACAAAAATTCCATCATCTTCAAATATTAATTCTTCTGCTTTGATATCTAAATCACGTTTCATGTTTTTATAAACTCTATCAATAACTGTTTCGGAATGTCTGCTAAACAATACATACAACTTATCAAATAAGTCATCATAAAAACTGTCAGCAACCGTTAAATCTCTTTTATATTCTTCTGATGCTCTTAGTCCATAGCTTTTAAAAGAATCGTATAATCGACCTCTGAATGCCTTAGATAGTGATACTAAAGTTCTTAGGTTTTCTCTGTAATATTTTCTTCTGCTAATTCTGTTTGCCATTTATATTCTCGTTAACTTCTTGTAATAAATTTTCCTGACTCCCAAAGGTTTCTATAAACCATTTAGGATTGAGATGGACTGATTCTTTCGATGTTCTGTGATGATATGGACATAATGGAATGACATTGAAATGATTTCTTTTTTCACCAAATCTTTTAACGTGATGTATTTCTGCAGGTGTATTGTAATAACCTAATTTAGTACAAGCGATGCAACCTAATTCTGCTACCTTGCTTAGATGCTTCTTTTCAATTTTCTTCATCTTCTACATCTATCAACCATAAATCTTCTACACAAGATTTTAGTATAACAGATATACCACCAATACCTGAATCCTTAGTTACTGCGTTTGCAATTTTGTAAGATTGTTTATCTTCTTTAATTAACCAACCAATTGTTCTGCAAAGTTCAGGTGTGCAAAAATCAACATTTTCAACCCAACGTGCATCAGCAGTATGGTCTAGCCAATCAATCATAATCAATTGATAATCTTTCATGCTTTATATTTTTTCCCTCTGAAGTATGCAGTTCCATGAAAATTACTTACTTGTACTAATTCAGGATGAACTGTTTTCTCTTTAGGGTCAACTGTAATAACTGCGAATCCATTATTCCAATCATTCGCTACGTTATCTTCTAGGTAAGGATGATATTGTTCTGATAGATGTCCTGTTTGTATCGCCATGCTTGATGTTGAATAGGTGTTAAACGTTCTAGCATTAAGTTGGTGTGTATGTCCTGTAACGATATGAAGACCTGCTCTCATAGAGTTTTGGTATGCAGTATGAACACCACCTCTCATTCTATGCTTAATCATAACTGTATCATCTAATAAATGAGACATTGCCCAACTCCAGTCAGGAAATAAATTTTGTATTTTGAATGCTTCTAAATCTTCGAATGCTCTGCCCCACGACATTGCTACTTTTGATATTCTCATTTCATGATTACCGAATGTTGCAATTTGTTGAATAGGATATTTTGCATCGTTGATTACTTTTTGAATCTTGTTAATTTGTTTTTGAGAATCTAGTATCTCTTGTTGTACTGTTCGTTCTTTTGGTCTTATTTCTGTATGAAACTTTGCAAATGAAGATAAGATAGACAAGTCCATAATGTCTCCGTTAGCAATTACACATTTAAGTTCTCTTGTTAGAGTTAGTTCCTTTAGAATCTTTAACATAATTTTATATGATGCAGTTTCGTGACCCTCGAAGTGTGCGTCAGAAAATACAACCATCGTGTATGGATTCTTTGATATATCAATTCTGTTTGTTAGTGGTGGTAAGTTTTCACGTTCTGTTCTTGTAGCATAGTTTGATTTATTAGTGTGTGGTAACAATCTTTGACCTGTCATTTCTTCTGCTTGTTGTCTGTAGAATGACATAGTTGATGAGTCAGTTGATAATCCTAAATATTCAAACACATCTTTTTGTGAATGCATATTAGGTAAGTTCCATGCTCGGACTATGTTGTGTGCCGTTGTTATAGATATGCTAGACTTGTTTGTACTAGGCATTTGTTTGCTCCTATTTTTTTGAAGATAGTGGATGTCCTTTAGGTAATAAATCTAAATCAAATTTTCCACCTCTAAACTTTCCTGTCCTGACTGCTACTAAAAATGCATTAACTCTCGCATATGCCCAACGGTCTTCTCCACCACTTGCTCTTACACTTGGGCGTACTGATTGTGGATTAGTTCTGTATGCACCGATGCCACGTCTAAAGACTGCTGATAACATTCCTAATGTCACTTTCTTACTTGCACTATCTCCATATTTTTCATTATGTTTATTTACTTTTTCTTGTAAACCTTTTTTAACTGCTGATGACATAGCTTTAACTTCTACATCTTTAGATTCGATACATGCTTCTTCAAAATATTCTACATTGTCATCGGACTTTTCTCGTTCACGCATAATTTGATTGCGTTTAGTTTTTGCCCAACTAAATCCAGAATCACCACCCCACAACGCCCAAGCAATTCTGCCTGCTGATGGATAGCCCTTATCACCTCTGTCAAAACCTTGACCTTGCTTATCTACTTCGTGTCTGGAAAAGAATGAGTACATTCTTAAAACTGTGTTAGGTGACAATCTTGTTTTGTTTGCAATGTCTCTTGCTCTTGCAACACCTACTGCTGTTCCACCTCTGTTAAATTCTTTTCTCCATTCAAGTCCACGTTTAGCTTCACTTACCATTCCATCTGATGGAGTTAAGTTTAAATCATCTAATGCTTTTTTACTGTTAAGTGCTTCTTCATATTCAGCATGGTTTCTGCATGGCATGTAAACTGTCTTACCATCTTTGTCGTGTGTATGTGTACCAATGCAACCTATTTGGTCTGCTCTGTCTATTGCTTCTTCTTCTGTTGTGTAGGTGTCAACATCAACACTTTCTTTTGTACCATAAGCCATGTCGTAAAGTTTTTCTCTACCCTCTGCATCTACGGGTTTATCATTATCTTCTTCGCTTTCGTTTTCAGATGCTTCACCAATTGGAAATAAGTTAGATGCAATGTATAGTTCATCTGCACCGTCTATTGGGTCGAGACCTAATTTTTCTCTTGCTTCATTTCTTGTAAGAATTCCTGCTGTTACTGCACCTTGCACGTTAGCATAAGTTTGTTTTGTTTTTTCTGACATTGCAGGTATAGAATTGATATCATATTGAATATGAATATCTCCATTATACAAAGGTGCTAAGTATTCGTTTAAATCTGATTCTACTCTTTTCAGTAGTGGTATTATTGTTTCTTCGTATAGTGCAAGTTTTGCAGTTTCCATATTAGAATAAGTTTGTGAATCTGGAATCCCAATCAATTGTGCAGGTACACCAAAACACAATGCAATTTCTCTAGCTGATAAGTTTAGTAATTCTAGGAAGTCCATATCTTTTGGATTAAGTCCGAGTTGTTGGTAAGAAAAATTACCCTCTAACAACATTGGTCGTCCTGAGTTATGACTACCTTGAAATCTGAATTCTAAATCTTCTAACAACCTTGCTCTTTGCTCGTCCGTGAGTTCAGTACTCAATCCTGTTTCATCAGTTGGCTCAAACTTGAGCATTCCTGATGGAGTACATCCATTTTTTAAAAGAGCAACGTTGTGTAATCCTGCTAAATTATGTTGGTCAATGTTATATGCACTAGCCATTACAGGTGATAGTCCATAGAAGTCATCTAACGGACTCCATAGTTTTGTTTGTTTAATTTGACTCATTCCATTTGTTGGGTCGACTGCATAAGATTTTAAAACTCTACCATCAACAATGTATTCGTATGCTTCAGGTATCATTGAATCACCTGCATTAACTCTCATTCTGTCAGGTCTTAATAAATATAATTCTCTTGCAGGTCTAAGTGCATCTGAATCTCTTACAATGTAAGTGTTACCTGAAATCATTAAGTAAGAATAAAGAGATGCAAAAAATTCTACACCTGATTGTAATGGGTTTGGTCTTTGAAGTAATGATATTAGTTCGTGATTTTCTAATATATTGTCTCCATCATAAATGTCTATTTTGACTGCTGATGCTGAGTTAGCAATTAACTGAACACAACGATGGACAATTGCGTTTTGTTCGTAACCCTCTTTTGCGTAGTCTTTATATTTTCTATTAGACTTCGATGCATATGCGTTCAACTTATTGAACATAACTTTAGGTGCTTCTTTTTTTTGCGTTGGTTTTTCTTCTACTTTAAAAAATTTATCAAATAATCCCATGCTTAACTTATCCTAAAAATTGCTTTACCTGAGCTTTGCAAACTCGTAACTCCAAAAACTAATGCATCTAATCTATCAGGTGATGATACACTATTTCCAGTATATTGGCACATTTGTTCTTCCAAGTCTTTAAAAAAACCTACATGATGTACTTTGCCCTGTTCGTAGAGACTTGATACAGGCTCGGCTCTTAACATCTTTCCTTTGCTACTTCGTATTGCTCTGTAAGGTATTTGTCCATCTTGTACTCTTAGTAATCTCTCGATTAAATCCCCACCGTTGTTAACTTCTGCAGTTATATAATTTGCTTCGTACTCGTAATATAACCCAATAGCTTTCTTAATCCAATCATCAGGTGTATATGTACCACTTCTGTCATCTAAGATGTAGTAGTGATTATCTTCACCTCTACCAACAACTATGATTCCTGTTTCATCTGAATTGACATTGCTTGTTACAGCAGGGTCAACTGCAATAACTATTTTAGTTAGTATTGGATGTTCTTTTACTCTTGCGTTATCAATCAATTCTCTTTTGAATAAACTACCCTCAATGTCTTCTAATATCTCTGCGTACAATTCTTGTCTACCTAGTCTTGTGTTCTCATAACGTTCTTTAAGCATCTCGATAGTAGACTTAGCAAGATTGTCTTTGTTCTCAAATGTTGAGCCTGATATTTTCTTAACATCTTTTCTGTTGAACAATTCTTTAATCAGTGGTAGTGGTCTTGGTGTTGTTGTGATTATACATTTAGGATTTTGACCTAAACGTAAAGCCATCATTAAGTTATCAAATGTTTCTCTATATCTCCATGATGTAAGTTCATCACACCAAACTCTATGAAAGTTTTGTCCACGAATACGGTCTGCTTCTGTTGCAGGAAAGCCAGTTATCTTTGACCCGTTATAAAATGTTATCTCTTGTGATGATTTGTTATAACCTTTCCATCCTAGTAAATCTTTATCTATAAGGTTAATGATTCCTGATTCACCTTGAAAACAAACCTTAGTTAAGTCTGAGTATGTTGGTGCGACTACACCACAATTAACATTAGGTTTCTTTAGACAATAACTAATCATGTCCATTGCACCTGCTAATGTTTTTCCGAATCCACGTCCTGCAATTAGAAAATAAATATTATATTCATCCTCGTCTCTTATGACTTGTTTCGGTCTAGCTTTTTTATGCCACCACTCAGTTAGTAGTAGTGTCGCTTTTCTCTGCTTCGATTGCAGAGTCTCGAATGTTGTCGAGAAGTTTTTCAAATTTTCTCTCGTCATTTTCTGAGTTAATCACCTCTAGTGTATTTGTATCTTTCCAACCTGCTTGGCATTTCAACCAGAAGATTCCTGCTGTAACAGCACCTTGTCCATCACCTGTTGCAATCCTAAATAAGTTTCTTGATACAGATGCGTTTGCTTCTGCTTTACCTTGCGAAAGTTCTTCCGTGTAATACTTGGTCAAAGTGTTTCTTGATATCTTTAGCAATGCACATATCTGCTCTTGAGTTATTCCTAAACCTGATAGGTTTTTAACCATCTTGCTATCTTCTTCTGACTTTACAATTATCTTTGGCATTGTTGAATAGTATATCTCTTTTTTATAATGTTCAAATAAATTAATCTTCTGTAGTTGGATACCAAGCTTTTGAATACTTGTAGTCTTTTATGTTTTTCATTTTGAACACGGACTCTTGATACAATAGGTCAATCTCTTTGCTAGATGCACCTAATTCCTTTGCAATGTCTTTGTTCTCCCACTTATGCTTATCAATCAACTCTCGTATCATTTCAGACATTCTAAGTGCTACATGACTTCCCTTTGCTCTGTTCATGCGTACTGTAAGTATCATTGCTTTGTCTCTTGGTATATCAAATACAACACAAGGTACTAAGCCACCATAGACTTGTTTTAGTTTCTTAGATTGTTTACTTAACATTGTTCTATGAAATCCATCAATGATAATGTTTTCTGTAGATACAATAACTGGTTGTACCCATCCTATCGTTAAGATATTAAGTTCTAATGTTCTTAGTTCGGCATTCATCACAACATTAGGATTGTAGTCGTTAGCTACAAGCTTGTTTGAATCAATCCATTTAATTTGTTCTATTGGCTCTTTTTTCATAAACGTATTTATTAATTGGATATATTTTTCTTTTGTACTCACCACTCATAAAGAATGTAAGTAGATGGTAAATCGGATATGCATCAGGACTTTTCCTGTGTGCAATAACTGCTTGTTTAAATCTTTCATATGCTAAGTTTTTTTGTCTCGGCTCTGTAATGTACTCTTTTATATAATCGAGAATAGTTTGTAAGTCTTTTCCATACTTGTCTTTTAAAGTTTCTTGATTGTACTCTGCATAGTATTTATCTTGAATTATCATTTCAGGAAATAAGTCTATTACTTGCTGATAAAGAAAAGGGTCTCTTGTCTTTAGTTTGAAAAATCTTTTAGATGCTTCGTGATGTACTGGTGTATCAACTCTTAGGTTTTCTTGATTCCACATTTGTGAATCGTATATTGAGCAATACTCAATGTCATTTTCATAAAAGTATTTGAATACATCATTTTCTTGCCAGTCGAATATTGGTTTGCATAATTTAACTCTGTCTGTTCCTTTCGTTGCGTTGATATAATTCTCGTTAAGTTTTTCCATGCATGAGCCATATCTTCTTAGTGATTCACTTGCTCTTATACCATTTACGAATGCTAACTTACCTTTGTAAAAAGATGCAGTAAAAGCATCCATCGTAGTTCTGTCGAATATATTTTTATGTGTTATCGCATGTTTTGGCATTGGTCTTATATGTTCTCTGTCAGAATCCCATTGTATGTAAGTGTGTGTTTGACCTAAAACATATTTCGTTGAATAAGTTTTTACGCAGAAATATTTCATATCAACCCAATCTAAATCACAATACTTGTTAACAAAGTCTATAACTACATTTGGAATAAGTTCTTGGTCTCTGAATACTACGTTTACTTTTTTATGCCCTCTAGATTCTGCAACTTCTTTGCAAAGATGTAATGTTGCTAAACTATCTTTACCACCACTAAACATAACAACTACAGTATCAAAGGCATCATAGATATGATTGATTCTTTTTATTGATTCATCATAAACGTTTGCATCTATGAACTTTCTAATCTTCTTCTTTTGTGCCATTGTCTCTTAAAAATTTATCAATCCTACTTGAGTGTGTATCAAGGTCAGGAAAAGTTTTCTTTAAGTCTTTTAAAAATGTATACCATAATTTTTGTTGTGCATCACTATCAAACACTAAGTTGTATGCAATTGTTGGCGTTTTGAATTCATCGTCACCTTTATAATTATCATCAGATAAATCAAATTCTCTAAGGTCAACACCTAAGTCTAATGCAGTAAAACCCATATCTTGTAATTCAGGTAGTTCGAATCTGTTACCTAAAATATCAAAGTCGAATTCACCTGCTACGTTTTTATTAAGCCTGATATTGAGTTCGTCAAATTCTTCTTCTGTAAGTTTTCTATTTGGAAAGTAAGTCTGTACTTCTTTGATACCTAGTTTCTTCAATGCCTTTCGTCTACCGTGTCCACCAATGATAGTAAAGTCTGTGTTTACAACTATCGGCTCGGCTAGTCCGAATCTCTTGATTGATTCTTCTAGATGTTTAAGTTTGTCAGGTGTAATTTTTCTAGGATTATTTTTATATTCCTTGAGATGTTCTACTGGACAAATTTGTATATTCCACTCTAGTTTGCTCATAGCCATTACTATACCTTAAATCCAATCATCATAACACTTTGTTTTGTTATTCCACTTTACAGTAAAGCTTCCGATTTGTCCTTGCACGTCAATCTCTCTTACTTTTGCAATCCTTATGTTGGTTGTCTCGGATTCATAGTTCCTAGTTACGATAACAATTAGGTCGCTTTTATTTGCCCAATGTGAGCTTCCCGAGATGTCATAAGCAGACTTCACTTCATAAGTTCCATCTGCACCTCTTATCTGCTTAGTAGGATGTGCAACCATGAATGTAACTGTATCTGTTTCTCTGTTGAATCTTTTAATCTTAGAGATAAGTAGTGATATGTGTTCGTCTTCTCGCAAGTTGGCTCTCGCAGGATTGATTTCGTTATAAGGGTCTAACAACATTCCATCAATATTATATTCTTTATGTACTTGTCTAGCTCGGTCTAAAATCCAATCAATGTCAGGACTTTCTTCTTTCATGTCCACGAAATAAAAATGCTCATGAATAAATTCAATAGCTTCTAATACTTGTGTCTCATTTGCCCTGTTAGAAAAAATATGGTCGAATGGTAATTTGCAGTATTTTTCTACAAGCCTTTTTAAATTTACTGCATTGGAATGTTCGGGTGAGAATATCATGTAAGACATCCCGTATTCTCTTGCAGTTCTCATGAGAATATCATAAGTAAATGACGACTTTCCACAATTAGGTATTCCAGTCATACAAATGAATGATGGTTTGATTATTTTAAATAAATCTCTACCACTGGTGAAACCTATATCATATCTTTTTTGTGATTTACCCTCATACAATTCCCATATACTTTCGGTTAAATCTTTTGCACGGAATACACCGTCAATTTTTTTGCTCATTTTTTTCTCCTACATTGCTATGAAATTTTTATTCCTAGTTTTCTTTTTAAATATTTCTTTAGGTTTACGTTGTGCAATATTTTCACTTGAATATATATTAGTATTATGTGAAATATTTTCACATCGTAGAATGTACCTATTTAGTTTTTTCATTCCATCTTTGGTACGAACTACAGTTATAAACCCTAATTTTTCTAATTGTTTTATATGAGTCACAATGCATCGTCTAGAGCAATGCGAAATCGTTGCTATATGTTCTTGAGACGGATAGCAACTATTCTCACTATCAGCATAATTTGCTAACACTAACAAAACTAATTTACTTGTTGCATTAGGTGTTTGCTGACGTATCGCCCATGACATCGCTTGGAAACTCATTGGTTAGTAAAAAAATCATTAGCAGTAACTTTACCTTTAGTCACATTGCTGATAATTTTCATGTTTTCTCTGTTTGGTATTCTAATACCATATTTGTATTTGTTTAGAGTGTCCTGTTTAATTTTAGTTTCTCTAGCAAATGCCGACATGGTAAGAGAATTTGTATCTAAATATTCTTTTAGTTTCAAAATATTTCTCCGTTAGTTAGGTTGAATAATAAGGGTTTTATGCCTAACTGTCAACATGACAATATGTCCTTGCATAGATGTTTTAATGTGCTACTATTGACGGACAATAAATGTGAGAAATCACAGGAGCGTACAATGAGATATGTACTATTAAAAGAAACGTCCTACGGCATTTATGTCGAGGGAAGTGAGACGATGGATAATGAACGTGATGCAGACCAGTTATGTGATGTGCTTAACAAAACCTATCCAAATAAAGATGCAACATTCAGAGTTATTTGTTTACCTGAAAAAGAAAACTTGGAGTTAGTCGAATGAACAAACTCAAAGAAGCACTCAACAGTTTTCAGAAACAAAACAACGTTGCAAAAAAAGAAAACAAAGGTTTGTATAATCACATGTATGCAAACATTGACACAATCATTCAAGAGGTTAACAAAGGTGCAGAGTTTGGATTATCATTCTCTCAAACTCTTGATTATGAGAATGTCGTTGTCGGTGACAAGTTACATACAATCACCTTTGTTCGCACAATCCTTATGCATAATGAATGTAATAACGTAATTGAAAGTAAGATACCACTTACTATAAAAAAAGAAAACGATAGTCATGCAGTCGGCTCTGCTATCACTTATGCGAAAAGATACTCTTTAGTTTCTTTGTATGGACTCGCATTAGATGATGATGGTAATGCTAACTCTGACCCTAAACCAAGTAACAACAATCCATTCGGAGGAAAATAATGTTTGACAATAAACCAAAAACACAAAATGAAACACAAGCAGAAGCAGATAAAATTGGTGAATTCCTAAGTGATATTGATAAACCAAAAGTTCAAGACAACACGGATATAATCTATGGAAGTTTGAATACACCAAGAACTGATAGTAACGGTGAAGCGATTGATAAGATTGTTCAAGACGGTAAAATAAAAGATGGGTCTGAATATGGAGTACACATCAAATGTATAGAATCAATGAGTCAGAAAGGTAATCAAGTTTTTTATCTTTATCAAAAGATAGGTGCGATATTTCCTGCTGATAAATCAGACAAACCTGACCTAGTTCTACAAGGTGATGCAACAATCAACGGACAAGAAAAATTCGTTCAAGGTTATAATCAAAGTAAAGATGGAGACAGTTGGGTATCTCTAAGTATTTATCCAAAACGTGATGAGCAATAATCTTTACGGTTGTCAGTTAATTCCTGTATCTAAAAAAGATAAGATGGTTGCATTGACCGAAATCAGGATGGGTATAGGAATTAAAACTGAAGCGAAGACAAATTCTATAGAGGGTTATAGACAAGTTGACATGTGGAGAATACCACGACCCTCGAAAATATATAATATATTTGAAACTTCAGGTCGGAAAGCAAATCAGACTTTCAATTACAACATAGATGAAATTGGTGATATTCAATATCTAGAATACAACGTTGGGGATTTTTACAATATACATTCTGATATTGATAATGGACTTTCATCTAAAAGAAAAATTAGCATGTCATGGGTTTTGAATAGTGACTACGAGGGTGGTGATTTTAAAATATATGAACACGGAGAATCACAAACATTAAACATAACACCTGAAAACATTTTAGCATTCACAAGTTTTTACAATCATTCTGTAAGTGTAGTTACCAGTGGTGTAAGACGTGTTTTAGTGTGTTGGTATACAGGAGAATCTTGGAAATGAAAAATATAATACAAAAGCAAACTGATAATGGAATGAGATATTATGACGTGGAGGGTAAACCATATGCATCAGTTACAACTGTTTTAAATTGTAAACCAAACTATGGTTTGGAAAAATGGAGACGTGAATTGGGTAAAGACGTTGCTGACTTTGAAACTAAACGTTGTGCGAAACGTGGCTCGGAAACACATGAGTTAATTGAATCATACTTAACTAACAACAAACCAACTATTAATAATCTTTTACCAATAGCATTATTTAATGTTATGAAACCATACATAGATATGGTTGGTGATGTAAAAATTATAGAGGGTAAAATGTATAGCGATGAATTAAGAATTGCAGGTACTACAGATTGCATTGGGTATTACAATGATATTTTATCGGTGATTGATTTTAAAACTTCTAACAAACATAAAGAATATCCAAGTGAAAAATATATGATGCAATGTACTGCGTATGCATTGATGTATGAAGAAATGTATGGAGAAGAAATAAATCAATTGGTAATTATTAATGGGTCAGAAGATGGAGGTGTAATTTCTTTTGTAAGAAACAAAGAAAAATATATTTCAAAACTAAAAGAATACATAAACTATTTTTACAATATGATGGAGAACAACAATGAGTAAACTTATGAACGATGAAATTAAAAAGTGGTCAGCTACAACAGATGATGTAATAAAAAGATTAGAACAAACTTTACAAAATGCTAAAGGACAGTTGGCTAAGAATCAGAAACTATTTAATACTTCTATACATCAGGAAAAATTTGATAACGAGGTTGCATTGATGTATATCCAAGCAATGAATAGTCTGATTGAATCAATAAAATCTCTAGAAGCCTTAATTCAAGCCACTAAATTAGGTGTAAATAAATGTAAATAAGTGTTGACGTAACGTCATATACATGAGAATATAAT